CCTGATATAATGGTTATACAATTAAAAAGGAGTTTTATATTATGAGTAGCAATCGTGCCGAATTGCGTGACAAGTTTATCAACGCCCTAAAGGCTACAGGTAAACAGGAAGTCACCAAAAGTGAAATTAAAGACATTATGAAGGGCATAGGTCTAACCAATGTCCAATGGTTCACCAAAGACAATTCCAATCGTATTGGTCGTGGTCTCTATCGTGTTCCAAACGCTATAGGCGCACCCAATGTTCAATTTGAACCATTACCTGAATTACAGGCCCAAATCGTTCCAATCGTCAGGAAACGAGAGGATTCTAATAATCGTATTACCAATGTTACTACTGAATTGGATCTCTCCGATTTAGTTCCAAAGACATATAAAAATTATGTTCCTTTCGGTAACTTTGATGATGTGGCCTCTATTGTAGAATCCAAACGATTTTTTCCAGTTTTTATAACAGGCCATTCTGGTAATGGTAAAACAATGTCCATTGAACAGGCTTGTGCCAAACTTAAAAGAAAATTCGTATTGGTGTCTATGACACCAGAAACCGATGAAAGTGACCTCCTTGGTAACTATGTTTTAATCAATGGTGAAATGGAATGGCGAGATGGTCCTGTGACCACTGCCGCTCGTCAAGGCGCTGTTTTGTGTGTCGATGAGATTGACTATGGCGCTCAAAATCTATCTTGCTTGCAACGGGTGCTTGAAGGTAAACCTTTCTTACTTAAAAAGAAAGGTGAATTGATTACACCAGCTGAAGGCTTTACAGTATTTGCAACCGCTAATACCAAAGGTAAAGGTTCAGAAGATGGTCGTTATATGTTTACCAATGTTTTGAATGAAGCGTTCCTTGAGCGTTTCCGTAACACCTACGAACAGGATTGGCCACCAGTTGCCACCGAGAAAAAAATTATCAAAAAAGAGTTAGAATCAGTCGATAAGGTTGACGATGATTTTGCCGAAAAACTTGTAACGTGGGCAACAGTCATTCGCCAAACTTTTGATGAAGGTGGTTGCGATGAAGTGATTTCTACCCGTAGATTAGTCCATATCGTAGAAACATTTGGCATCTTTGGTGACAAAATGAAAGCGATTGAATTATGTTTGAATAGGTTTGATGATGACACCAAAACATCATTTATAGACCTTTATACCAAAGTTGACGCAGGTGCTTCAGTTGAAGAAATTATGGCACCAGCGCCTGAAGTAGTTGAAGAGGCTTCCCGTCCTGATGACACGGTTGCCGCTTCGTTTTAGTAGTAGTTCGGCACTTGACCCGTTGGTAACAATGGGTCTTTTTTATAATGTTTACCTTGAAAGGGCTTGACAATGTTTAAATTTTTTGATATAGTTAATACTCAAATTGAGAGAAGAATCACCTCTCAATCAATTTTATTTAAGAGTGATTCATATTATGGAGAAAAAAAGATGTCAAAAAGACAATCTAATTCTGTAAAATCAAAAATCCTTGCGTATCTTTCAAAAGAAAGCGGTTACAATACATTAACAGCAGCTAAAATGCAATCTGTTTTTGGTGTTGCAAACCCATCAGCAACAATCAATGAGTTGCGAAATGATGGTCATGCTATCTATTTGAACACACGCATTAATGCTAACGGTGATAAAGTTTCATTTTACCGTTTAGGTGCGCCAACGAAGCGTATGGTTGCAGCTGGTATCGCCGCTATTCGCCAACAAGGTGAAAGAGCATTTGCCTAAAATAATTTAGGAACCACAAAAGAGGTGTGATACATATAGGTGTCACACCTTTTTTTTATTATTAAAATGGACTTATCATGGAAATTCAAGTTAAGATTGAAGAATTAAAAAAGAATAAATTGTTTGTGGCAACACCAATGTATGGTGGTATGGCACACGGTCTATATGTTAAATCATGCCTAGACTTACAAACAACCATGTCAAAATATGGGATTGAAACCAAGTTTTCATTTCTATTCAACGAATCGCTTATTACACGAGCAAGAAATTACCTAGTAGATGAATTCTTACGCTCGGGTTTTACACACCTACTATTCATTGATTCAGATATTCATTATTCACCACAAGACATCATCGCTTTAATGGCGCTTGATAAAGATGTTATTGGTGGTCCTTACCCTAAAAAATCTATCAATTGGGCTAATGTAGCACAAGCTGCACGAAATCATCCTGATTTGGAACCAAAAGAATTAGAAACATTGGTTGGTGAATATGTATTTAATGTGGTAAAAGGCACAAAACAATTTCAGGTGACTGACCCATTAGAAGTATTAGAAATTGGTACTGGTCACATGATGGTGAAACGCCATGTATTTGATAAGATGAAAGAAGCTTATCCATTGATTCAATACAAACCAGACCATGTAGGTCAAGCTAACTTTGATGGTTCTCGTTATATCCATGCCTACTTTGATACTGTGATTGATAGTAAAGATTCAATTACTGGTGGTGGTTCAGAACGATACCTATCAGAAGATTATATGTTCTGCCAAATGTGGCGTAAAATTGGTGGTCAAATTTTCTTATGCCCATGGATGAAGACGCAACATATTGGCACTTATGCCTTTACAGGAGATATGCCAAAGGTTGCACAATATACAGGTAAATTGTAATGTTTATTGGTGTGGTTGGGTTTATTGGTTCAGGTAAAGGCTCCGTTGGTGATTTATTAGAGCAAAAAGGTTTTATCAAAGATAGTTTTGCTAGACCTTTGAAAGATGCCTGCTCTATCATGTTTGGTTGGCCTCGTGATTTATTGGAAGGCAATACTGAAGCCTCTAGACAATGGCGAGAACAACCTGATGAATTTTGGAGTGAGAAGACAGGTAAAGAATTTTCGCCTAGATTAGCACTTCAATTATTGGGCACCGAAGCGGGTCGTAATGTTTTTCATAAAGATATATGGATTAATTCACTATTGAAACGAGCGGGTGATAAGAATGTGGTCATTACCGATGTTCGTTTTAAGAATGAGTTAAAGTTTATTCATAAGCATAATGGTATCATTGTTCGTGTTAAACGAGGGCCTGAACCAGATTGGTATCAAGATGCTATTACATTTAACAAGGGTGACCGCCATATTGGATGGGCATTAGCAAAAGAGAGGTTGAAACAAAAAGGTATTCACCAGTCAGAAACAGATTGGGTGGGTTCAAAGTTTGATTATGTAATAGAGAACGAAGGCACTTTAGAAGAACTTGGCAATAAAGTAGATGACCTCTTGCAATTTATTCAAAAATGATTTATAATGATTTTGTTATTATTAGAAAAGGTGAAAGTATATGAAATTATCAAACGAAACATTTGCTATATTAAAGAATTTTGGTGCCATTAATCCTGGTATTCACTTTAAAAAAGGCAAAACTCTTAAAACAGTTTCTTCACATAAAAATATTTTAGCTCAAGTAGATATTACTGAAGAAATTCCTGCTAACTTTGGTGTGTATGACTTAAACAACTTCTTATCTGCGGTATCTTTACACAAAGATAATCCGTCATTTGAGTTTGATGAAAAGCATGTTGTAATTGTTGGTAATGGCGGTCGTAGTAAGACCAAGTATCGCTTTTGTGAACCAGCCATGTTAGTAATACCACCAGAAAAAGATATTGTATTGCCTGAATGTGAAATCTCATTAGAATTATCTGAAGCAGATTTTGATTGGATTATGAGATCCGCAGTCGTATTAGTTTCACCACAGATTGCATTTGAATCTGATGGTTTATCTGTTAAGGCTGTTACTTTAGATTTAGCTAATGATGCTGCCCATACCGATGCCCTTGAGATTGCTAAAGGTAATGGTGATAAGTATCGTATGATTTTTAAAACAGAGAATCTGTCCAAACTATTAAACGGTAGTTATAGTGTTAAGATTACCTCTAAAGGTATTTCACATTTTAAACACAAAAACATTCCATTACAATATTGGATTTCAACAGAGCAAGGTTCTAAATTTGAGAAAGGTAGTTAATCGTGGCTGTTAAAATTTTTCAAAACGCCTTTGGTGGTAATGCCTCAAACTCTATTGCAATTAACCCAAATCATGTCATGTCAGTATTTGAAACAATGAGTATTAATCCAGATACTGGTGATGAAGAGCGCATGACAAACATTTTTAGTGTTTCAGGTAACACCTGGCAAGTTAAAGATTCATATCTTGATGTGCTTGCTAAATTGAATGAAGATTAATTTTATATTTTATATTATGAGGTGTGTAAATGGAACATTTATTATGGACGGAAAAATATCGTCCTAAAAGAATAGAAGACTGCATATTGCCTGAACGGTTGAAGAAACCATTTCAGGAGTATGTTAATCAAAGCAGTATTCCTAATCTTCTACTTGCTGGTGGTGCGGGTGTTGGTAAAACAACTGTCGCTAAGGCTATGTGTGAAGAAATTGGTTGTGATTATATGGTCATTAATGGTTCAGATGAATCAGGTATTGACATATTCAGAACCAAAATCAAAAGCTATGCTTCATCAATGTCACTTACTGGTGGCCGTAAAGTCATTATTATAGACGAAGCAGATTATCTACAAGCAAACTCAACTCAACCAGCTCTTCGTAGTGCGATAGAAGAATTCGCAGCTAATTGTTCATTCATCTTTACATGTAATTATAAATCTAAACTAATACAACCACTTCATTCGAGATGTGCTGTTATTGACTTCAGTCTTAAAGGTGATGAGAAGTCCTCTATGGCATCTCAATTCTTTAAGAAAATTCAAGGCATATTAGAATCTGAAGAAGTAATATATGATGATAAAGTAATTGCTGAAGTAATTAAGAAACACTTTCCAGATTTTCGTAGGGTGTTAAATGAGTTACAAAGATACAGCCAGTTTGGTAAAATTGATGTAGGTATTTTATCTCAAATTGAAAATGTTCAGATCGATGAAGTCATTAAGTATATTAAAGCAAAAAATTACTATGCTATTCGTAAATGGGTGGCTACAGCTGGGTTAGATGCTAATATGGTGTTTCGCCAAATATATGATGCTTTATATGAAGTTATGAAACCACATTTTGTACCACGAGCAGTTTTAATTATAGCTGACTATCAATATAAGAACGCATTTGTAGCTGATCCTGAAATCAATCTAGTTGCCTGTTTAACTGAATTGATGGCTAACTGTGAGTATATATGATAAATTATAGACAAGTAAAAACATATCCTATTAATAATGTGATTACAACTTTGTTTGGTCATGAATATGAGATAACATCATATCTAAAAGATAATGTCCAATGGAATAAAGTTATGAGTGTTATGGTTTCTTACAAAAACAAATATAATGATTTTGCTGGAAGATTTCTGAAATCAACATTGGTTCATTATGCGATTTATAGGTTTTCAAACCATAAAATTAAATATATTGATGAGATTGGTTGTGATTTCTTTGTTCCAGAAAAAAACATAAGGTTAGAATTTAAGGGTGGACTAAAAATGTTTCAACATAACGCTAAAACAACAGTTAAAATTAAATTGAAAAATTTTAATGGATATGAAACGCCATTAGAAAAAACTTTTGATTATCTAGTGTTATGTGATGGTAATACTGTTGGTGTTGTTTCTTTTGAAAATATTTTACCTTATACAAGTAGAAAAGATGATGGAATCTATGGTAAAATACCATACAATGTTATAGAGTTTTTTATAGAAACCGGTAAAATAAAAGATACGAAAATCAATTTAATAGATATTGAAAAAAGAATAATAGAAGAAGCTTTAGATAAAGTAGAAGCCTCTTATGCGATTTGAAGATGAGGATCCGGCTAGGAGAAACAATTTACCATATCCTATGGATGTTGGTTCTCCAAAATTTGATTTAGTTCCAGTTAAATCACAAAAAGACCATATGCTTAATATCGCAAGATTAAGCGCTCAACAAGAGTATGATAGAATTATGGAATTGGTCAATGTGTTAAGAAAGCAAGCTGATCAAATTAAAAAAAGATTAGATTTAACCAATATGATTTATGATGCCCATTATGAGTTTCAAATAACTCAAGGACAAATATATTGGTTAATTTATAATAAAAGAACACAAAGAAATATGTTAATTATTAATGGTCCTAAAGATTGGAGTTCTGGACCACCTTTAGATTATGAATACATATGTGCTGTTAAGTCATTAGGTGACCACACATGGATAGAGATTGAAAGTGAGAAGATATGAGTGTATTTGATTATGTAAATGCGATATTAGAGAACAAGAAAGATTTAATTGTTGATGAGATATCTGAAAAATCATATGACGCTTTCATCGTAAATAGAGCCCTTTCTTTACATAAAGACTGTATATTTTATGCAAATGAAATGAATCGTTTGCATTTTTTAGATAAAAAACTACAGAATGATTTTTTACTAAATATAGTCAGGTCACAAAAGAGACCATTTGCTAAGTGGGTTAAAACTGAGAAAAGTGAAGATTTAAAATGTATAAAGCAAGTCTTTGGTTTCTCCAATATAAAAGCTCGTGAAGCCATTCGCTTACTTAGCAAAGAACAAATCCAAAAATTAAAAGAACAAACCGATACCGGTGGATTAGGAAAGAAAAATGGTTGATTTGAGTAAGTTCGTTGAAGTCATTTTCAATGAACCAGATGATTTTCTCAAAGTTCGTGAAACACTAACACGAATTGGAGTATCATCTCGTAAAGAAAAAGTTCTTTACCAGTCTTGTCATATTTTACATAAACAAGGACATTATTATATTGTTCATTTCAAAGAATTATTTGCATTAGATGGTAAACCATCCAATTTATCAGAAAATGACATACAAAGACGAAACGCAATCGCTAAACTATTAGAGGAGTGGGGTCTAATTAAGATACTAAATCCTAAACTATTAGAAAACAATATTGCACCACTTCACCAAATTAAAATCATCGCTTTTAAAGAAAAGGATGAATGGAGTTTAATTCCAAAATATAATATTGGTAAAAAACCACAGGAATATTAGTCAATCTGACTAAATATGGACGTGATGCCTTTTGGGTCACATTTTGAAAACTTGCTTATTTTAAGGAGAAAGCTATGACATTAAGTCGTTTAACACCGTTGT